TTGATGGCACTGAGTGTACAGAGAGCAATTTCACCCTCTTCGTCATGGACACTTGTTAGTGGCTTAGTAGGAAGAGTAATTTCGCAACATAAATTTGATTGTTTAATCGGTGCTACCGATGTATCAAAAGAACTATGGTCATTTGCATGGTCTACATTCATCAAATAGATACGCCCAGTGCTTTTACGTTCATTCATAAATGATGAAAATAATTCAATAGCAGGTACTGTTTTCTTACGTATAGATGTTTTACGTTCTGCCACCTCATATAGTTCACGGAACTTATCTTGGTCATTGAAGAATGCTTCGTATAGTCCTGGGACATCTTGTGGTGAGAACAATGTGATATTACCACCAGTCATTAGACGTTCATACATTAGTTTATTGAACTGAACACCATAGTCCATGTGACGAACACGATTGTCTTCTGTACCTTTGTTATTCTTTAAAACAAGTAAATCTTCAACTTCATAATGCCAAACAGGATAATATAATGTTGCCGCACCGCCTCTAACACCGCCCTGTGAACATGATTTAACTGCCGCTTGAAACATCTTATAGAATGGAATGACACCAGTATGTGATGCATCGCCATTACGAATAGGTGAGTTTATAGCACGGATACTACCCGCACCAACCCCAATTCCTGCTTTCTGAGAGACATATTTAACAATTGAACTAGATGTCGCATTAATACTATCTAAACTATCATCTGTTTCAATTAATACGCAACTACTGAATTGTCGTTGTGGTGTACGAACACCAGCCATAACAGGCGTTGGCAATGAGATGTCAAAAGTACTAATCGCATCATAGTAATCTTTTACGTACTTTAGTCGTTCTTCTTTTGGATAGTTACTAAACAATGTTGCCGAAATTAGCATATATGCCATTTGTGGAGTTTCGAATACTTCTTTAGTTACACGATTTTGAACAAGATATTTGCCACGAAACTGTTCCATTCCAACATAAGTGATGTCAAAATCTCTATCGTGTTTAATGAAAGTGTTAATCTTTTCCCATTCTTCTATTGAATAATCTTCTAACAATGCTTTATCATAGAAACCAGATTTAGAATTCTTGTTGACTAACTCTGCAATGTGACATGGTTCAAAAGTACCATACACTTCTTTTCTAATATGATAATTAATTAGATTACCTGCTACCCATTGATAGTTTGGTGTTTCTTCTGTGATTAATTCGGCTGCCGCTTTGATTAATGTTTCTTGTATCTCACTACTAGTCATTCCACTATAAAACTGGATATGCGATTTTAATTCAACTTCACTAGCAGATACATTATTGATATTACTACATGCTTCGAAAACGACTTTGTGCATTTTCTCTAAGTCTAATTCCTCTTTGTCTCCGTTTCGCTTAACTATATGAATTCCGGTCATTTTATCCTCTGCCCTAATATGTGTTAATCTCTGAATCTTCCATGCCCGCAACACGTAACTTAATTATGTTGGACAGTTGAAAGTGCTTAATTTCAAACCCTTTTGTTATTCCGAGATACTGATTTCTGATGAGTGCTACTTGGTTTATCAATTCACCTACTGCAACAATTTCATCTTCGCCATCTGCATATTTTTCGGCATCTCTACTGCTCAATACTTTATTATAGTTCTCTAAATATTTTCGTAGATACGAACTTCTTTTCTTTCGTAATGATATATTTAGATGTTCTAAAATGGCCTCTATCTCTTGTAATTGACCAAAACGAAGTTCTACGTAAGCAGGAAGATACGTGGCATTTTTTTCAATATTACCTTTTATCTTCACTTCATTTCTTGCATCCTTTAACTCTGTTTCAAAGTATTGAATACAATTAGGAATTTCACCCCAGTCTTTTACTACTTTACTATACCAGTTCATCAGTCCCAATCATCGGTGTCATTATCATTTTCATCTTCTTCATCCTCAAAGTATCTATCTATTGCAACCAAAAGAATTGGGTTGCCGTCAATTAGTATTTCTATATCTTCACTACTCATTCCTAAATCATCGCATTGCTTTATGAACATTTCGCCGGCTTCTATTCTATCTTTGCCAGGAATATAGTTCACTAAAGTTTCCCACAATTCGTAAAGTGATTCTGATTCCAAGTTGACTCCTCTTTGTTTTTTCTTGTTATGATAAGCAATCTATTTATACAGATTGCTTGATTTTATACTTCTTCAGAGGCTTCAATTTCTACTGATTCTAATTCGTGTTTTTCAGCATCAATGTTCTCTTCGTTCCAATCATTCATAACAATATCAAGTTTTTCATCTGACCAATTCTTGCGAAATTCAATCATCTCTGTGCCAGATTTAGCCATATACTTCAATCGATTTCCTTGTTTAACAAGCAAACCTTTCGCTTCAAAAAACTCAACTAGACCGCTATAAGGACTCATACCAGTTTCGTATGGAATCTCAACTTGTACACTTTCAAATGGTTTTGAGTATCGTGTTTTCATTACTTTACAAGCCGCTCTAATACCATATACTTGTGAAGTTTTGTTACCATCTGCATCTACTTTCAACTTCAACTTTCGCATTGCTACTACAATTGAACTTGCATAGATAAATCCTTGACCACCAGAGATTTTATCATCTGGGTCAAACATATCTTGCGATGCATATGTGTGGTTTGTTGCAACTAAACCTACGTTATAGTCACCAAACATATTCACACTATTACGTACTAACGATGCCAATGCTTTTGGCTTACGACCCATATCACCTTTCATGTCACCTTTGTTAAATTGGTCAACATCAGTTGGGGTCATCATCATTCCTAGACTATCAATAACAAATAAAACCTTAGGACGGTCTTCGTCTGGTCTATCTGCATGGTCTTCTTTATAACCTTTCATAAAGTCTGAAATGATTTTAGCAACATCGTCAATCATTGCTACGTTTAATTTTAATAGTTTTTCTGGTGTAGTATCTACATCTAGTGCGTGTAACCACGTTTCGTCTAGTGCGTTTTCACTGTCGATTAGTACTACAAAAATTCCTTGGTCTTGTGCATTTTTTACGATATTACCAGCGGCGATAAATGATTTACCTGCACCACTTTCCCCTGCAAAGACTGTTACTTTACCAAGTGGAATTCCCTTATGGAAGTCGTTACTGATAAGTTTATTTAATGTGTAATTTCCTGTTGATACCCAAGTATCTGGGTCTCTAAAACCAACACTCATACCAGGAACAGATTTTGTTATATTTTTGCGAAACTTACTCGCATCAAAGGCTCGTGCCATATATTTCTCCTTATGTGATATAAAAGAGTAAGGGGAGAAGAACTCTCCCCCACTCAATATTGGTTCTTAGTCTGTTTTTCTACTACGAATCATTGCTAAGATATCTGCCGCATTTCCAGATGCATCAGTCGGTTTTTCTTCGGCTGGTGCTGGTGCTGGAGTCGGTGTTGATGCTTCTGCAACAGGTGTTGTTTCTGCTGGTGCAACTGCTTTAACTTCTTCTACTTTTGGAGCAGATGGAGTTGCTGGAGTTGGTGCAGAAGTTCCTGCTGGAACATCTAACCCATAAGGTTTATAGTGCTGTCCCCAACGAGTTGGGTCATACAATTCACCATCAACAGATGCTTCAAACATCTCTGTGATAATTCGCATGTCTTCCTCAGTTGGACGTTTTGGCATGAAGTCACCCAAGTCATAAAGACCATGAGTTTCAACTATTTGACGTTCTTCTTCATTTAGTGAACGCTCTTTACGAGACCACGATGAAGTTGAATAGTCAGCATACTGACCTTTTGTTGTTTTAGTTAGACGGAAATCAGTACCGTTTTCATATTCCGTTGGTAGATTGTCCATGTCTGGATCCATTAGAGCCGCCTTCAATAACTTGAAGATTTGTGGTCCAATGATAAATCTACGGATTGGATTTTCGGGTTGCTCACCACCAATTGGGTCAGTTACAACCAAACCTTGAAAAACGTATGAACGTTTTTTCCAGTATGTACGACCTAAGTCTTCCATTGCTGGGTCTTTAAACCAAGGACGAATTTCTGCGTGAATTGGGCATGAATCGCCCCACATTTCAACACATGGTACTTGAACGATTACTCGTTTTGATTCATCACCACCTTTAACACCTGGGAACGGAAGTTTGATAACTTGGCGTTCTTTCCAAAAGAATGTGTTTGTTGGGTCTGAGTCTGGAAGGAACCTCAATACTGCTGTATTGTCGTTGTCCATATTCCAGAAAGGGTATACAGCATCTGTACCTCTGTTTGAGGATGCATTGTCTGATGCTTTACTGTCTTGTGCGAGAAGTTTCGCACGGATTTCTGCTAGTGTAGCCATTATTTTCTCCTATATTAGCCTTTATTAGTTTTGTGTTACTTATTACTATTAGTTTTATATTAGTTTTTTATGTACCATACATATTTCTACTAATGATACTATTATACTTATCTTTTTACCTAAAGTCAAGTGTTAAATACGTCTTTTTGAATGTTTTTTAACCTAGTGGTTATTGCCCAATAAAAAAGAAGAGTTTTAACACTCTTCTTTATTATAACACAAGTTGACTATGAATGTCAACAATAAAATTACTTATTATATTTTTTTATCAACATCAAATTTTGAGAAAGCCTCTTCAAGCATTTCCGATATTTGTGTCTCTGCTGTTCTTGGTACTGCAACAGTTTCTACTGATACCTTTGACATCTTAAGTAACGTACCTGCTACTTGCATGTCTTTCTTGTCCATTCCTCTTGGATTTGAACGAATTTCGTTAGCAATATCAGTTAAGAAAAAAGAAACTTCTGCCGCTAAATCGTGGCCTTTCTTTTTACTTTTTTTATCTAATAATGTGTCTACTTGAACTCTGTCAGCCAAATCATCAAATGTCATTGCTATCTTAGAAATCTTAAGTTGAGCCGCTTCTTCTGGACTACGTGGTTCTGCAAACTGCTTTTTGATTTGTGAGTAATCATAAGATGCAGAACTTGGGTCACCAAAAGAAATTGTGTTTACCTTTTCACCAGTCTTTTTGACTTTTGCAGTCATTATTTCTATAACTCTTTCAGTCTGGTTATCTCTACGATTTTCCATTTCTTCTTCATTAACTTTATGTAGTAATGGAAAAA